TATCTTAGATTAAAGGTAGAAAAATCCGATTTCACCAAGTTTACATACAGCAAAATCTTAAAATTTACAAAAAAATATGATTTATCCTGGCTAAATGAAAACTATTTTAACACAATCAAGTCAAACCTACTTCTTATTTCCTAAATATGTATAATAAAATGAAAAAATTCGACAGAATTCTAAGAGAGACCTATAGGCTCCTACAAGAGCAAGATCCTAACGCTCCGGTTGATCCTGCTATGGATCCAAATGCTGCTACCGATTTGGGCGCTGCGGCTCCTGTAGAGGGCGGAGATGTTACTAAGGCACTAAGCGCTGATGGCGAGGTAGCGTTAGTTAAAATTGCTTATAAGGCTATTGAGGGTAAGGAAAATATACCATCTGATTTAAAAAGTAAGCTAGAAAGTTTGCTGCCCGCTGGAGCTGATTCTATTACTAAAGAAAATGCTAAAGAAGTTACTAAGGTAATTGACGATATTGTTAATCCCGCTGAGGGGTTGGATAGCTCTGAAGAAACTGATAAACAAATTATTGGCACGTTACCTACAATTTAATTTTTATGTACTGGCAATCTCTAGCGGATGTGTATACTAAGGGAGTTACTAATAATAACTATAATACAAATTTAGATAGAGAGTGGCAATCTCTGTCGGATGTATATAGTGAGGCTACTGTTAGTATTAAATTTAGCGATGACGAAGTTCATGAGATTAATCTTAGTGATATTTACGCGAGAAAGGTACTGGGTTATGCTTCCTTTACTGAAGAGTCGCTGTATGAATTAATTACAAGATGGGCGAGGACTGGGGGCTGGAGGGATTATGCTGTTAAGAGAATATCTGAGCAAATTAATTCTATTCTGAATGAGACATTTCCTGACAAAATAAACAATCCGGTTGAAATTAAAAAAATTGCAAAAGAAATAAGAGCGATAATTGCCTTTAAAAAGAGACAAAATGCTTTTTCTAATTTTGTAACTAGTAGGGGTAGTGATATATTTAAGGTATTGAAAATACCTGGCGTACAGACATTATCTGATAACAGGTTTCTCTCAGCTTTATGTCAAATTGATTTGTCAGAGGGCAAGGTGAATGTTGGCCCTGGAGAAGTAGCTATTACTTTATTCACAGAGGCAACAAATCCGAAGAAGGGAGATCTCCATGTAGAGGGTATTGGGGAGATTGAGTTAAAGGGGTACGATGGTAGAATAGGTAAGGGGGAAACTGAGCGCACTATTCTCAGAGGTGTTATTAATAAAGCGGTTGATGTTGAATCTATCGAACGAACGCAGACCGCGCTATTTACCCAGATACAGAATTTAAAGGCGATGCATATAGATAACCGTATGCTAGAGTTTAAATGTATAACCCCACATAATAGAATTTTTAAGATTTTAGACGCGATATATAAATCATCAAATATAAAGGATTTTTTAGAAAAAACAAATTCCCAAGATTTTACAAAAGGCGAGAGCAGTAAGCTTATAAATACCCTCAATGGCTGCCAGCCTAAAAATCAAGACGAATACCTTATTGGGTTCAAGGATGCTGCTAAACAGCTTATTGAGTTAGCGTACAAGATACACGGATATAAATTAGGTAAAGAAACTACGCAGTTTAAAACATATTTTAGTACCGATATAATTGATGGAGATACTAAATTAAATACTATTTTTAAATATATTAAAAGCCAAGTTACTGACAACATTAAAGGTTTAATTGCTGAGTATTATGCAAAGATGCCAGCGGAGAGCATTGTTGGAGCTATAACTATTGCTAATTATCAGCAAGATGAAAAATTCAGCTATATTATTTTTGCAAATACTCTCCCAAGTGTTATCGAGGGAGGGACGCTTCCGTGTGAGGTAATCGGAGCATTTAGCAATAGTTATGAAGATAATTTAAGACTTATTTTAGATAGCATTAAAGATCTATCATTTACACCGAATGCGGATCGAGGAGGGTTTCAAGTTCAATATAAAGGAGCTTCACCCGCGTCGCCTCTTGCTACTGACACCTTACCATCTGAAGGTGAGAGATTAAATATAGCGATATGAAGACGTTTAATCAATTTTTTAATCTTCTGAAAGAGGGGGGTAATCTGTTTCCTGATACTCGTCGCATTAATAAGCAGGAGGTAATCCCTACAGTAAGGCAGTTGGAGATACTTACAGGTCTTTCCTTTATGGATAATATGCTTGGATCTACCGGCAAGGCGGAAACGTCTGGAGATTTAGATTTAGGAATTGACGCTAATACTATTAGCAAGGACGAGCTTATTCAAATTTTATTATCAAGAGGGGTTCAGGCAGAAAATATGAAAAAGACCGGCATAGAGGTCGGCTATAAGTCCCCTATTTATAAAAACAATAAAGACATGGCGGGCGGGTTTGTTCAGGTCGATTTTATGTTTCATAGTAATATTGATTACTTGAGATGGTTTTATGCGAGCAATGAAAAATCTCCTCTTAAGGGTAAAGATAGAAACATTCTTTTATCAGCTATTGCTAAAATTAAAAATTTAACATTATCAATAAATGGTCTTTCAAGTAGAGAGACTAAAATGTTTATTACATACGATCCGAATATTATTGCTAAGAAGATATTTGATGATAAAGCTACTAAGAAAGATTTACACGATATACCTTCTATAATTAACTGTTTAAGAAGAATATATAAAGACGATAATGCCATAAAGGAAATCGTTGCCCCTGCCGAACAAACATCCGGAGTTTCATACATATGATACCTTTTAGCCAGTATTTTTATCTCAACGAGAGTGCTCGTATACAGCACGCTGAGGATATTATTTTCTGGGAAGGTTCACGAGGAGCTCTCAGGGCGTTGGGAGCTCTAACCGATCTTCAGCAAAATTATAAAAATGTTTCTATAAAGTGGGATGGATCGCCTGCGGTTATTTTCGGTCGCAACGAAAAGGGTGAGTTTGTATTTACTGATAAGAATGGATTTACTGCAAAGGGATATGACGGTAAGTCGAAGTCCGCTGACGATCTAAAAAATATGTTCTTAAATAGAAGCGGCGGTAAAAACAGAGAGAATGAATCTTATGTAGAGTTTACAGAGAGAATGGGCGATGCTTTTAATATAATACAAAAGTCAATGCCTAAGAATTTTAGAGGTTATATCAAGGGAGATATGCTTTATTTCAATACCCCTCCCGTTTTTAATAAAAACTACGTCTTTACCCCTAATATAGTCAGATATGCTGTAGCTACAAGTAGCGATTTGGGTAAGAGGATTGGTAAATCGAGGATAGGTATTGTCGTTCACCGGAACGTAGACGAGACGGGCGAGGAGACTCCGCTTACCTCTTATGATATTCTTGAAGGAGATGCTGTACTTGTATTGCCTCCCGTATCAATGGAGCAGTCTCCTACTATAAATGTAAAAGAAATAGGCGCTTTAAGAGAAGTGGTGATGCAATTTGCGAGTAAGATCGATGGTATGCTCGATGCCGACAGGTTGAAAGAGAGGCAGATTGCCGATCTCGCAGATATTTTTTATAAGTATACAAACTCTAAAGTGGATACCGGTTTAGAAACGCTTGGCCTTGATTTTACTCAGTGGCTCGAAACGTCTAATTTAACTAAATCTAAAAAACAGAATGTTCTAACATATATCAACGAGCATTTGGATGGTTTCTCCGCTTTGTGGCAGATTGTAAACGGTATAATGAGAATAAAGGATAATATTATATCTCAGTTCGATAAGAGATCCCAGGTTGTTTCACAGTCTATAGAGGGCATCGGAACGGGCGGCGAAGGGTATGTATTAGCGGACGCGGGGGGAGATATAAAGCTTGTCCCGAGAGAACATTTTAGTAAGGCAAATAGATCAAAAGTAAGATGAGAACATTTAATCAATTTTTTAAGGAACAAGCGACTGGTAAATCTATAGCAATTTATCCAGGACGCTTTCAGCCGATGTTTTTACATCATAAGCAAGTATTTGATCAGCTTGTCTCTCAATTCGGAGCTAAAAATGTGTATATATCAACATCAGATGATACAAAGGATCCTTTATCGTCTCCTCTAAATTTTGAATTAAAAAAGAAAGTAATGATTGATATGTTGGGCATAAAGGAGGATAGAATTCTCCAAAGAGTGTCGCCTTACAGAATTGACTTGTATAGCGATATAAAGCCAGAAGATTCTACATTATTTTTTGCTTTGGGCGAGAAAGATCAGCAGGAAAGATTTCCTTTTAAGAACTTAAAGGATGGGGTAAGTTATAAGAAGGATAATATTACTCCGACTCAAATTCAGCCCGAATCGGCAAATTTTAATCCTGTAATAT